AGGCGCGAGCCAGAGGCCGTCAAATCCCCAAACGGACACCCACACAAAAGCTCCACGCCTTCCTCACCCGGCAAGGATCGCAAACGAAGCTGACCATGGCGCGCATCGAAACTCTCCAGGCTGCGGTGCGCGCCGGCATTCCGCTCACCCTGGCGGCGGAGGCTATCGGAGTAAGTCGCCAGACCTTATACAGTTGGAAGGATTCGCATCCTTACATTGCTGACATCTGGACCCGTGCGGAGGCGCAGCACGCGGTCGATGCGGTGCGGCAGATCACCGGGGCCGCCGGCGAGGGCGACTGGCGTGCCGCGGCCTGGTGGCTCGAGAGGCGGCGCGGGGAGGAGTTCACCAAGACCACCAACGTGAAGGCGGACGTGACGGGCAACTGGGCCAGCCTGGTCACTGAATTGGACACTGGCCCTTCGGCACCCCCCACTGACTCATGAAACCCCACGAAGAACGGGTTGTAATCGAAAAGAAGGAATTGGACGCAAAGCGCGAGAGGCTTGCCGCTTTTTTCAGCAGCGGAGTCTTTCCGGCGCTGGACAAGGCGGAACGCGATCAGCTGCACCGACAACTCGAAGCGATGGATCTTTACTCAAAGATCCTTGGCGAACGCATTAAGGGATTTCCTCCATGACGATCGACGCCTGGATGCAGCACGAGGGCCGCCTGGGATCGTGGGAGGCGCGCACCTTCTGGCCGGACGACGACCCCAAGCCACTCATGGAACCTGTCCGCCTGGCGCGACCGGATGAGACCGTGGCGGACTGTCCAGAGGGCTATCGATGGACCAGGGAGCGCTCGGAGGCCTATCACCGCGAGTTCGCCAAGGGATGGTATCGGCGCTGTCAGAGGAATCAGGAAATAGAGAGTGAGCAGGCCGCCGCGCTCTCCCTGAAACGCAATCGGGAGATCCTCGCCCGACTCAACGCCAAGCGGAACCTGGACCTTCTCATCCAGTGGCACCGCCAGATTCTCGCCGAACGTCGGCAGCTCGCCGCAATCCGCGATTTCACCTTCTGCGATCTCAACTTCGAACCCTCAACCAACAACGACACAAATGGAAATCGACCCGAATCTGTTCCTCTCGGTCCTGCAGAAGCATCGCAATGGAGCCCTCCTGAGTGACGCCAGCCTGGCGTTCTCAGAGCTCATCCAGGGCGTCCGCCTGGCCGGCAAGGCAGGTACGCTCACGGTCAAATTGACCCTCAAGCCGGCCGCGCGTGGGCAGGGCCTGGTGATCCTCAACGACCAGCTCAACGAGAAGATTCCCAGGGTCGAGGTCGAGGAGTCGGTCTGGTTCGCGACCGAGGACGGCCGCCTCACCAAAGACGACCCGCGCCAGCAGCGGCTCGATTTGAAAGTCCACACCACGCTGGCTCCCGTGCCGGCAAACCTCGAACCAACCCCCCAAAGCGCCCACGGCGCCTAGAACCCATGACCCCAAAAGAAGCCACGACCGAGAAGGACCAGACCCTACTAACCCAGATCGAACACGCGGAGCGGATCACTCCGATCATCGAGCCACCTCCTGGGTGGCACGGCAAAGCCGTCAAACTCCTGCCGCATGGCTGGACCCTGGGAGCAGTACCGTGGGAGCCCGACAAGCCCGAGATGATCCACGCCGACCTGGTCTTCGGCGAGACCTTGGGGTTCATCGCCTACCTCAAGAAGTTCAAGAGCTCCTCGACCCTGCTCCTGAGCGACCGGGACCATTCCGCCATTCAGGCCTTCATCGATTACCACGGCTCCGACTCCCCGGCCTGGTGCCGCCACAAGGCGAGGCTGCAGCTCAGGCAGGATCCGGCCTGGTGCGACTGGTTGGGGCACGACGGCAAGGTGCAGACCCAGGAGGCCTTCGCTGGCTTCCTCGAGGAGCACCTCACTCAAATCGTCGACCCGCCCGCGGCGGACCTGTTGGGCGCCATCAACTCCTTCACCATCGATGGGGAGCTCAAGTTCTCGCGGGTGCAGCGGCTGGCCTCGGGCGCCATCAAGTTCCTCATGCACGACGAGCGGAAGGCCTCCCTCGACGCGATCGCCATGGGTGACCAGTTCCTCCTGCAGATTACACCCTGGCGCGGGGTTACCAGCCACGAGGAGGTCGTCGCGAAGCTGCGTTACAGGCTTTCCCCGGAGGGAATTCTCACCCTCTGGTACGAGTTACGCGGCATCGAGGGATGCCTGGAATCCTGCTGGAACGATCTCCGCACGAGGGTGACCGAGCAGGTGGGCATCGAGATTCTCGAGGGAACCAAAGCCTGATGCTCAAGCCCGTACTCAATCCGAGGACGGCCGCCCTGGCGGAGCTGCACCGTCTGCGCACCGACCTCCCACTCTTCGCGCGCACTGTCTGCAAGGTGCGCACGAAGGTGGGCGGCCTCGAGGCCCTGCACTTCAACCGGGCCCAGGTGCATCTCCATGCGCAGATCGAGGATCAGCTGCAGAACACGGGGAAGGTGCGTGTGCTGGTACTGAAGGGCCGCCAGCAGGGCGTCTCGACCTACACGCAGGCCAGGTTCTACTGGCGCACCACGCTGCACCGCGGGCTCCGCGCTTACATCCTGACGCACCGCCGCGACGCCACCGATCACATCTTCGGAATCGCGAACCTCTTCCACCGGCACCACACCGGGATGCGGCCCGCACTCGAGGCTTCGAACGAGGCCGAGCTCATTTTTGCGGGCCTGGAAAGCGAGTACAAGGTGGCCACCGCCGGCGCCGTGGGGACGGGCCGCTCCTCGACCGCGCAGCTGTTCCACGGCAGCGAAGTAGCCTTCTGGCCCAATGCCGACGATCACATGACCGGCATCGCCCAGGTGGTTGCCGACCAGCCGGGCACCGAGATGATCCTGGAGTCGACCGCCAACGGCGTGGGCAATTGGTTCCACCGCGCCTGGCAAACGGCTGAGCGTGGCGAGGGCGACTACCGGGCAGTGTTCATCCCCTGGTTCTGGCAGGAGGAATACGTCCGGGATCCGCGCGGGACCTTCGAGTGGAGCGACGAGGAGCTCGAGTACGCCCGCGCCTTCAATCTTTCCCCTGCGCAGCTGGCCTGGCGCCGGGCGAAAATCATCGACGACTTCGCCGGCGACTCCGCGCGCTTCCGCCAGGAATACCCAGCGACGGCCTCGGAGGCCTTCGTCGCGGTCGGGCACGAGCCCTGGATTCCGCCGTCCATGATCCTGGCGGCGCGGAACCGCAAGTTGGGGCCCCAGGAGACTCCGCTCATTATCGGCGTCGACCCGGCGCGGTACGGCAAGGACAAGACCTGCATCGCCCGGCGGCGCGGCCGTCAGCTCATGCCCCTCGAGCGGATGGAGAAGAAAGACCTGATGCACCAGGTGGGGCGCCTGGTGCTCCTGATCCGCGACGAGCACCCACTGCGCGTCTTCATCGACGTGGGCGGCCTGGGCGCCGGCCTGGTCGACCGGCTGATCGAGCTGGGATGGGGAGAACTCATCACGCCCATCAACTTCGGAGAGACCGCCAACCAGCCGGCGCGGTTCGTCAACCGGCGCGCGGAGATGTGGGGATCGATCAAGGAATGGCTCCCCGGCGCCTCGATCCCCGACGACGACATCCTGGCCGGCGACCTCGTGGCCCCCAAGTACAACTACGACAGCGAGGGCCGGATGAAGCTCGAATCCAAGGAGGACATTCGAAAGAGGAACGTCCCGAGCCCCGACAGCGCCGACGCCCTGGGCCTCACCTTCGCCATGCCCGTGGCCTGGGCCTCCATGCAGGAGCAGGGCCGCGCCTGGGATGATCTCATGGAGCGCACGCGCCAGCTCGATCACGAAGGTCTCGAAGGACTGCAGACCGGATAGAAATTTCCACCCCAACCAAACCCCCAAGCAAAAGAAGAAGCCAATGACTGACGAAGACAAAACCACCACCGAACCCACCCAGCCACCCCGCGAAGAAAGAGACACCCAACTGATCCTGGGCTGCCCGCAGTGCGGATTAGGGCCGCTCACCTTCTGCGAGGTTGGCCTGCAGGCTGGCGAGCCAGAGCCACTCCTCTGTAGCCACTGCGCCGGCCTGGCGATCCTGGAGCGGACCACTGGCAAACCGATTCCGCTGCCTTGGCACCTCATGGCGTCCCTGGGGGAAGAAGACCTCGACGTCCTGGTGGAGGAGGCCTACCTGCTGCGCTCGAGGCGTCCTGACTTCTGGCACCCGTTGGATGGCGAGCCGGACGTGCTCAAGCCAATCCGGGAGTACATCGACACCCTGCCGGCGGAGATCCGGGGAAACATCCTGCGGCAGATTATTCGCGCCGACTGGATATTCGCCGCCTCGGTACGCACGGAGACTCCGGAAGGGATGGCCTCCGCGGTCGCGATTGCCGTCAGTTCACACTACCTCGCCCAGGAGCATGGGGTCTTCGTTTGGGACCTCATGCGTGCCACCTGCGAGAAAGGCCACCATGCCTAAGAAACCCATTCCCACCGCTGAATCCGCCGGACCCAGTGTGAGGATGTCGGATCTGCAGCACTTGAGTTGCCCCCTTTGCGGGGGCGGTCCACTGGGAGCCATGTGCAGCATGCGCCCCGACAAAAGCGATCCCACCAGGCTGACCGGGCAGCCGCTCGATCCAACGCCCCCGATCTGCAAGGCCTGTGCCGGACTGGCAGTCATCGACGCCGCCAACGGGAAGCCACGGGGGATGCCCTGGCACACCTTCGACAGACTGCCCGGTGATATCGAGTTGAGCCTGGTCGACTTTGCCGTGGCTGTCCGCCTGTCCTGGCCGCGATTCTGGGGCCCGCGCGAGAACGATGGGGATTTGCTTCTCAAACTGTGCGACACCATCGACCTGCTACCGGAGGACATCAGGACCCTTATCTACATCAACGTGGTCCGCACCGAGTGGGTCCTCCAGATGTCAGTCAATGAGCCCCCATCGAGGGATGGGGTAGCGGCCGCGGCAGGAGTTTGCCTGCTCAGTAACTACGTGGTGCTCCGACACCCCGGTATATGCCAGCGGTTTATCCACAATTTCGGGTCAGCCGCACAGCAGACCTCGTGATCCATGAATCCTCCCCAATTCCCCCAGGGGCAGATCACACCTGACGACGAGGGCGAGACCCTCGTGGCGATCGCCGCGGATCCCAAGCGCCGGCTGATCTTCATCCGCTTCCCCAAACCCGTCACCTGGGTCGGGCTTCCCCTCGAGGAGGCCAGGCAATTCCGGGACCTTCTGATCCAGCGGATCGGGGAGCTCGAGGCCGGCCACAACTAAAATCACATGAGTGAGACCGACCTCTGGGGAGATCCCGTTGCCATCGCCAAGCGCGGGAGAAAGGCGTCGGGCTACGCCCGCCCGCCTGGTTCCGGCCCCAAGGGATCGTTCTGCAAGACCTGCCGGCACTTCTGCCGGATCCGGTATCACGCCAAGACGTATTTCAAATGCGGGCTCCTGGCCAAGGTGTGGACCCACGGCCCAGGCACCGACATCCTCGCGGGTTCCCCTGGATGCGAAAAGTGGGACGCCGACCCAACGCAGAGAACCAGTGTCAAGCAGTGAATTGTTCGCCTGCGCCCGAGTGACTTAGAGTAGCGAATCCCTATAAATGCGCACTTCGGTCCAGTGCCATTTGATAGAATGGTTAGATGGTACGAATCCTTAAACCCTACTCGAGAGTCACTGTGAGTGACTTCGCCCACTACGAAAAGCCGATCGTGATCACACTCCTGCCTGGCGACGTGATCTCCATGAGACTCCTGCGCACCCGCAAGGCCTTCGTGGCTCCCCTGGCGGATGTGTACCGCACCATCGTCGGCTGGCACGTCGAGGCGGAGCGCCAACGCAAACGCCAGAAACGGCGCGGCGCGGCCGGCAGGGGATAACCCCATGGAACCAGTGAAAACCTACGACCAAGTGTTCGAGGCCACGGTGGCGGCTTTGCAAGACGAGGACGCCGAGTTGGAAGGCATCGTCGACACGCGGATGGATTGCGGCACCGCCAGCCTTCAGATCCGCGCCGTGTTGGATGCCTTGGAGGGAGAGAAGCACCTGATTCACCCCGACTCTCTCATTGGCACCCTGATCGATTATGCGTGCATGGCCGCCACGATGAAGGGGGCCGTGGACGTCCTCCTCCTCATGGGCTGGTCAGCCAGGGATGCGGAAGATGCCGCCTGGGAGATTATCGAGGAAGGCGGACTGGGTCCTCCCACGAGTCTCGAGGAGCTGCGCGCCAGGGTCGACATTGAGAAGTCCTATGAGGAGCCAGAATGAAGACCTGGCATTTCCCGCCCTACACCCTGCCCAGGGGCTTGCCCGCCTACTGGATGGACGACCAGAGCGGAGAATTGCCGCGGGCCGTGGCGGCTTACCTGGACAAACCCGGATCGCTGAGTCCAGAGCAGTTCGAGTTGGTGAAGGCGTGGGTCATCTACGCCGTGAAAGCGCCCGCTTGGAAGTGGCCGGCGCATCAGCGCGAGGAATCCCTGACCAGCCTCGAGAAAGCGGAGACCGCGCGCGACCTCATGGTCGCTCTCGAGGCCCTCGAGGACCTGGGCATCGACCCGATATGAGCCCGGCCGTTATCAGCCGAGCCCCGTTGCCTCTGGCCTCTTGGCGGGCGGTAGGCTCCCCCCGTGAACCGGCAGGACCTATGCGCCGCGATCCAGGACGACCTCGGCCAGAGGTCCCGCTGGGAAACCAAGCAGGGCGACCTCTACCGCGCGCGCTATCGCGGGCTCAGGCGCACCGTGCTCCCCTTCAAAAACGCCAGCGACATCAACTGGCCCCTGGTCGACACCATCGTCGAGCAGCTCAAGAGCTATTACTTCCAGCAGCTCTTCTCGACCGATCTGATCGCCACCTTCACACCCTCGATCGACGGCGACGGCCAGAGTGCGGAACTGGCCGGCATCGCCGCGCAGTGGTTCGACTACATGGTGAAGAACGAGTCGAACCTCGAGAGCGAGGTGGTCTACGCGATCGACTACATGCTCATGCTGGGCCGGCCCGTGATGAAGGTCCTCTGGGACACCGGCTGCGAAAAGCTCCGCCTGGTGGCCGTCGAGCCCATGCGGATCATCCTGCCCTCCGCCACGCGCGACATCTGGGAGGCTGACCGGATTGTCCACGTCATGAGCTACAGCCCCGACGCCTACCGGCGCGTGCCTGGGTACCGAACCGACGAGCAGTTTGTCCTCTCGATTACCGGGCCTGGGCTCATCGACACGGAGGGCAATGCCGCCTACCTCCACCAGCGCAAGGCCCAGCGCCAGGGCATCACCTACGGCGACCAGGACGAGGTGGTGGTCTGGGAAGTCTGGACCCGCACCGACAGCCGCGCCGGCGACGGCAAGCCCAAGTGGCAGATTGAAACCTTCTCGCCCACCAATGCCGCCGAGAATGTGAAGCCCACCCAGGAGAATCCCTACGATCACGGCTACTGCCCCTTCGTGGATTTCGCCTACGAGTCGACCCAGCCCGACTGGTATGCCCCCCGCGGCGTGGCCGAGATCATTGTGCCCTTCCAGGCCCAGCTCACCAAGACCCTCAACGAGCTCAACGACCGCCTGACGATCACCAACAACCCGAGTTACACGAGCGAGCGCGACATTCCCAATGCCCTCAACATCCGCTGGCAGCCGGGGCAGATTCTGCCCCAGGGGGTGAAGCCGGCCGTCTTCCCCTCCATGGACGTCGACCTCGAGCGGCACATGATCCTGATGCGCGACGTCGCCGAGAAGCTGGTGGCGGTCCCCGACTATGGGATCGGCCAAACCCTACGACCCACCCGCAGCAAGACGGCCACCGAGGTCGAGGCCTTGTCCGAGCAGAACGAGCAGAGCACCGACCTGCGGATGCGCCTTTTCAGGCTGTCCCTGGGCCGGCTCTACATCCTGGCCTGGGAAACCCTCCGCCAGTACAGCGCCAAGAAGCTCACCATCTGGGTGGGCGACATGCTTACCTCGGTCCCGCGCGAGGCCATCCGCAAGAATTACAAGATCAAGCCCAGTGGATCGCCCGACGGCGTGACGCGGGCCCAGCTCTGGCGCAAGAGCGTGGCGCGGATGCGCCTCTTCGCCAATGACCCCTTCATTGACCAGGGTGAGCTCCGACGCTCGGTCCTCGAGGCTGACGACGCCGGCCTGGTGAAGCGCCTCTTCCGCGATCCCGGATTCCACCAGGCCGACCAGGCCGAGGACGACCTTGGGGAGCTTGGGGCCGTCGACGAAACTCTGAAGCTGAGCTGGGAGCGCCATCTCAACCCTCGAATTTGCACGTGACCTCGAAGGTCACGAGACTCGGAGTCTTGTCGAGCGCCTGCCGCGAGACGACGATCTCGACGTCCCTGAACTTGCCCGACGCTTTCAGGTTCGACATGAAGTCGGAGACGGCCGCGGTCGAGAAGGCCGTGCCGCTGAGCTTCAGCTGGGCCTCCTTCTGCTCGAGGCTCGTGATCCAGAGATCGCGCGGGACGGTGTCGATGAAGGCGTCAAGCAGGATGATCGGCTTGCCCTGGCCCTTGGTGAGGTCCTCGAGCACGCCGACCCGGCGCTTGGCCTCGGCCAGCTGGGCCTTGACCCCGGCGCTCTGGCCCAGCGTGGCCTTGAGCGACTGCAGCTCGCGGTTGAGGCGATCGACCTCGCCGGCGATCTGCGTCTCTTCGGACGTGAGGCTCCACCAGAAATAGCCGACACCACCGGCGGCCAGCAGGAACAGGACCCCGAAGAGGAGCCCGAGATTCATCGACGGCACCGGCAGGCTGANNGACCGTCCGCGGCGGCGCGTCTCGGGCGGCGCGAGGTTGATCCGGATCATTTGGGCTCTTCCTTGTCGCTGGGTCGCCGCAGCGCGAGTCC